GTTAGTATTGATAATAAAATCAAACATTTGTCGACCGCTCATGCAATTTATATTGAGCGTGCACACAAGTTCTTTCCTGCTTATAACGAGTTTCGTCGCAGGATGGTAAGAAATAGGCTTCCTAGGGCTGCTCAGCGGGCACTTGAGGAGATTAAATTCTCTCTCGTTAGTGCTCATTCTTTGTCTATATATACAAAGCTGCGCAGCTTGATCCCTCGTACTCGGCGTTCTGCCAGAAACTATTCTGTCGTTTCTGACAGTTCCGAGAAGATTCGTCGAGAGATCCAATCCACCATTTCTGAATTGAAGTCGCGGCGGGATATTGTTTCCCGTGATCTTCTGTGGGATCTTGCGGATGCAAGAGTGTATACTCGAGTTGGAGTTGGAGATAAACAAAATAAAAATAAAATTAAATCTGACTCTATTCCTCGGGTTTGGCGTGAGGTGAAACCAAAGAAATGTTCTGATTTCCGTCCCTCCCCTACAACTTCTGCACTCCGCAATGAAACTCTTGTTTCCCACATTAAGAATGTTACGCGACTTTTTAATACTCCTAAACCGATTCTTGATGATTTTCGTGATTGGTGCCAATCTTTGGCAAGCCGCAACGTTCGCGCCCTTGGACAATGGGACTATTTTAGATACCCTGTCCGAGGATCTAAAGGCGCAACGTTTGAAAATACGCGTGCTGAGGGTGGTTTTGACCGTTCCTTGTTTAATATATCTTTTAAATATGAAAAGTCTCGTAAACAGATTTCTAAATCGTTTCGAAACTTGATAGGAACTGAGCCAACTACCCTTTCCAGTTGGGATGATAATAAGAATGATTATGTTCTTAAAACTGTTCCCCGTGTAACTGGAACCAATCACCCAGATGAGAACGACTTTCTTATATCTAGTCGTCTCTCTGTTATTGGATTGTGGAATGAATTTCTTAATTCTTATTCTTTGCCGTCTGTTGATTCTATAATGAAAACATATGACGGCATTATTCCTCCACGGTTCAAGGGTAATGAAATAATATTTGGCCTTAATGGCCCCCTTGAACCAACGATTCAGACTCGCGTTCGTAATAGTGCAGCGCCGGATTCGGTTGTTGGAGGCGAGTTGCCTGACGAAGTTTTCAGACTTCTCGGGAGTATAACCGGGCAAGTTTCGGACTATATATGTCCACTTGCGTCCCGCTATCTCTCCGATGTAACTTCTGATATCTTTCGTTTTCGGCAATATATTCGTTCTCCACTCGAATCTAAATATTATACTGATGATTTTAAATCGACCCCAGTTGAGTCTCTGCCTATTGCAGAGTTTAAAATTTATATTGAAAATCAATGGGTGTTTGAATCTAAGGCAGCTGCTTTGGAACAGTCTCTTTACGTGGATCTTGATACACCATACTCTAATTGCGCATATTGGTTGCGTCGATTGGGTATTTATATTTCTGATTCTGTGGCTGAATATATCGCCACAATTATAGAATCTAGTGCATCTGATCCTGCAAAAGCTGTTCATATTTTGAACGCAATTTCTGGTCGTGTTCCTCCTCCACGTCCTTCTGGACTTCTGTTTGAGGAGAAAGTGGATGTTATTCCACAAACTCAAGAATCGGATTTTCCAGCAGGTAGGCAGTCTATATTGAAGGCTAATCGCATTATGAACCCTGTAAACGGACCATTTCGAAATCATTATCGTTCTCGGTATTCGTTTCCTGCGATGATTAATGCTGTTCCCGAGCGAGGGTATAAATATCGAATTGTTTCTACTCATCCTCGGGCTCTTGTTGGACTCTGTAAAACGGTCCAACCATATCTTTTGAGCCTTCTTAAACGTCTTCCATATTGTAATTCTATATTGAAAGGCAATAAGCGCCAGGCTATATTTTCTGTATTTAAGAATCCTGGGCCTTCGATTGTTGTTAGTGCAGACTTGACTGCTGCTTCTGACACTATCGATACTGCCTTTTTTATAGCAGGTTGGGAGGGCCTTTGCGACGGATTTAAATTTCAAGATCCTGTTCGCCTCTTGGGCCGGGCCGCTTTGGGCCCTTATACATTTATATCCCACCTTGATCAAGACGTTTGTACCACATTTTGTGGAAGCCCTATGGGCATTCC